CCGACCGCAATATCACCTCGATCTCATGACTACTGAAACTGTTTCCAATTTCCTGGATAACACTCCTGTGTACCCTTATGCTGCCCGTACAACGATTGTGACTCGTGGCCTCTCTTATGAGTGGTCAACTAGGGGGTCCGTCAGTCAGGATTTGATGCTCGTCATTTGTCACCACCGCGAAGGGGTTACCTGGAAAAGTCAACCTTTTCGCTTCCCACCCGGTGTCATCCTTCATGATGCCGCATCTGATCTTGCCTTGATGCACGACTCCCTGAGCGAGACCGTTCACTTCGGTGAAATCGATCAGAGCATTATCACGGAGAACGGTACTCTAGGTCTTGCCGTCAGCCCGTCGGGCACTCGCCCCGCCGCCTGGATTTATTCAGTGCGTGTGTGCAGTGCAGGCGACGACTTGATCCTCACTCCTCGGGTAGAGCTCCTTCTGCCTTTGAGCCGTGACAGATCGTAAACCCGACGCTCCGGGGGCGCTTAGCGCGAGTGGTGGTCTCAGTCTCCACCCTACTTGGTCCAGACCAGCCAAGTAGTATTCGCCGACGTTGGTCCGGCAGCCTGGACAAGCAATGTCCTCTACCAGATGGGTAGGTTACAATACACCCAGTTTCCCGGTTCTCGGTTATGAACTTCCTTTCACTTTTCTTCCAACAAAATATCTCACTACTTGCACCGAAAATTATGGGTAACTGCGCATCACCCGATAGACACACGCCGCACGCGTTACCAATGACGTCTGCTGATGCTTTGACCTTCAAACTCCATGTATTTGAGAACTCTGTAACGAAGACCGCCCGCACTGAGCGCCGAGTAATCGATTGGCAAATGAGAATGGTCCGACCCCCACCGACTTTCTCTGCTCTTACGGCTTCCCACGACAAGCGTGATGACAAGGTAGCGACGTTCGACGTTGTCCATTGTGCTTACCACATGTGGTTGCTGGCTCCCCTGGGTGTGTATGAAATTAGAAGTGATAGGAGCGCCGCAGGGCGTTCGGTCTTGGTGGAAAAGGCCCGACGCTGGGCACTCAAACAGAGGGTTCAAGAGGTCGTTCAAGAGGGCCACCCTAGGGTGGTTCTTACGAATGTTCTCGGTAACGAGCTCGTACTGTATAACGGTGAACATGTGATGGAGAAATGGGCGTGGTCCGAGACCGTTGTGTCTTTGGCTACGGACGTGCTCCAGGGACTTGTCGTCGTGCCTCGCCGTGCAGAAATCGCTGCCGGCGTTGTAGGGTGCTAGGGGTTCCCCGAGGAACTCGTTTGGTTAGACTCGGTAGGTCTTGACTTCGAAGAAGACTTGACTGAAGAGTTCGAGAGTCGTACCAAGCGAACTACTTGGGGAGGTGGACGAGGAGGGACGAGGAGACAACGAAAGTACTCTTTCAACAATCTTGGTGGAGACGCCAGGGTGACATACGACGACTCGCTTGTCAATGTGTCTGCCGCAGTGTTGCTCAGGCAGATGTATTACAAGCAGGTGGGAGTTGAAGTATCGCAACCAACAGTTAGTGTTAACGATGTAATGCGCGAGGCTCGCATGCGACTCCTGGGCTCAATGAGGTCTTGGGTTGACAAGTTTTCCTGGAGTCAGTTTCTTGCTACTTATAGTGGCATGAAGCTGGCCAGGTACAAGTCAGCTCGGGATTCTCTTATTGAGACTGGGGTTCAACGCTCCGACGCCGAGGTGCGTGCTTTCATCAAACACGAAAAGTTGGAGCTGGGTGCCGTGCCCCGTGTGATCAGTCCTAGATCATACCGGTACCTGGCCGCGGTGGGATTGTATTTGAAGTCATTTGAGGGACCGTTGTATACTTGTCTTAGGAGGATGTTTGGAGAGAAGGTAGTTATGAAGGGGATGAACTCTGTTGACCAGGGGCGTTTGCTGAAAAAGAAGTGGGATAGGTTCTCCGAGCCTGTCGCTATCAGTATTGACGCTAGTAGATTTGACCAGCACGTGTCGAAGGCAATGCTTCAGTGGGAGCATTCTGTCTGGCTGGCTTTCTGTAAACCTGCGGAACGGGGACGGTTAGCTGAGATGTTGTCTTGGCAGCTGGTGAACAAGATCCGCTTTGTTAGTGAGGGTCACTTGTATCGTTATACGTTGAGTGGCCAACGAATGAGCGGGGATATGAACACTGGTTCCGGAAACTGCATGATCATGTGTTGTGCTGTTTACTCCTACATGGCATCGTTAGGGCTGGGGGTGGAGGATTATGCTTTGATTGACAACGGTGATGACGCTACTATCATCACTGAGCGCCGTCATGAGAGCATGGTTCTCGCGGGGATTCACGATTTCTTTGGTGCTCTCGGCTTTCGTATGAAAGTTGAGGACCCGGTGTATCGCTTTGAGCAGATTGATTTCTGCCAAACGCGTCCTGTCTGGAACGGCCAATCATGGTCGATGCAGCGGGAATTGCGTAGTGCACTGGCCAAGGATTCTGTGTGTCTTCACGCCAACATGTCCCTTAACGATTTGAAGGTATGGATGTTTGATGTGGGCAGGGCCGGCCTCGCGTTGGCTGCTGGTATCCCCATCTTTCAGGAACTGTACCTGATGTACCAACGACTTGGAATCGAGAAAACCAATAAGCGTAATCTCGGACTCTATAGTTTGTTGCACTTGGCCAGGGGGCTGGATGCGACGGCTAGGGAGATAACGGTGGACTCGCGTGTTTCTTTTTGGGAAGCATTCGGTCTGGAGCCTGCCGTCCAAGTCGATCTCGAAGAACGAATCCGAAACGTGCGTCGTTGTGTTACTGGAGAGTGGCACAAGTCGTACAGCCCTGTGGTTCCTCAGGGCGTGTAGTTTTAAGCAAAACATGAAAAATAACAAAATCGTATCGCGAAAGTCCCGTGGTAGACGCGGACAACGTGCAGGCCTCCCGAAGGGTGCGCGCGAAGCTCTTTCTATCCTCAATCCCTTCTCGGCTGATGCCAAATCGGCGAAGTACCCCGACGGATCCTCCCGGGCTACTCTCGTTGCTCAGCTCGTTGAAGAGACTGCTGTTGTGGCAGATGCGGAAGGAGAGTTTGCCATCGCCCAGTATGCTGGTGCTCCAGCTACTGGTCTGGGTGGTGCTACGGGGGTGGTGGCTGGGGTCGTTACCTGGGCTGGAGCCGGTGTTCCTACTCAGTACGCGTCTCTCGCTGCTGTCGCCTCTTATGGCCGTGTCGTTTCGGCTGGAATGTACTATGTTCCAACTGCTGCTACTGATTCCAATGGTGGCCGCATTTACGTTTCCAATACCCTGGACCAACCTGCCAACATCACAGAGTGCCAAAATGAAAAGATCTGTGCTGCTTCTGATCCCCTTTACATTGCAGCTATTCCTCTTGGCTCTCTTTCCCGACAGTTCGCTCTCATCTCTGATACTAACGCGGCCGATTGGACCATCCCCACTATGATTTTCCAAGGCTTGACTGGTAGTGCTACTGTTGGCTACGTTCGTCGTGTGTTCAATGTTGAATACACCCCCAAGTTGGGCTCCATTTCCCAACAGATGGGCGCCTCCCTCCATCCCCACAACCCCCATGTGCTGTCAGCCCTTACTGATGGCTACCAGACTGACCGGATTGCCGCAGGTCAAGGGTCGTATGGAGGTTGGGTTAACTCTCTCATCAGTGCTGTGGCAGGAGCTGCAGCCGCTGTGGGGGGGATTAATCTAGTCAACCGTTCCTACATCAACAGCTATGCCCCGTTCTCGGGAAACTGATCCAGGAGGCTGGATACCAACATGTCACCGCTACTCCTCATGAACCATTAGAGGTCGTGAATACAGAGCGTGGTGGTCATGGTCCCGCCTCCAACGGACAGCGACCCAGGAAGGTCACTCCCATTTATGATGGTCCCGTTCACAGCAACCCAATCAAGACATGGTGGGAACATAACTGGTTCCACTAGAGCTTGAATATAAACTACAAAACCCGCTCATGCAGTTCTTACTACCTTTCTCTTTTATTAGATTACACACACGCTGCCTCTGACGAAAAACAAAGAATTCTCTCCAGTTTCGTAACAAAAATCAAACAAA